ATCGTCTCGGTCCACCCCAGCACATGCAGGCGGATCAGATACTCGCGGTAGTTGGCGATCGTCAGCACGCCGCCGACCTCAAGCGCCTCCACCGCGGGAATCAGGGACGGCGCCGCCCCCAGGTCCACCACGACCGTCGGGAATCGCGGGTTGGGGTTCGTCCCCTTAGCCAGCCACCAATAAGCCGTCTGCGGCAGCTGTGCGTCCTCGTCGGCCACGTTCACGCTGACGGTCTGCCGGTACTCCCCGACCCCGTCCGGCGGCGGCTGGCTCCCCATCGACGACGTGCTGTCCTCGGCCGTGAAGTCGCCGCCGTCCCGTTGCGACGCCGTGACGATGTTGTGCGGGTCGAGATCGTCGAGCACCTCGCGCGGCGGCTTGGACAGGTGCACGGCGTTGGCCGCGTCCAGCGCCAGGGCCGGCGTCTGGTTGATCCGGTCGGCTCCGGTCAACATCAACAGCCGGGATTCCAGCGTGTAATCGAAGATCAACGCGTCGTCGGTGGCCGCGATCTCCTGCAGCTGATTGGCGAACGTGTCCACACCCTGTGGACCCATCCGGGCCGAGGGAATGCTGCTGACGTAGTACGGCACTCCCTTGAGATCGCACAGCCGGCCGAACCGGTCGGCTGCTCGCTCGCCGAGGTAGCCCGACCAGGCCCGCTGACGGGCCGGGCTGAACAGATCGGTAGGGCCGGTCACGCTCGAGCCGAGCGTGCCGATCACGTGCCCGAACGTCGACCCGGACGGGACGCCGGCGAACCGGGACAGGTCCCACCAGCGCAGCGACGCGGGGACACCGGTGAACGGCGTGGACAGGAACCCGTGACTCGTGTTGTCCTCGTTCGTCCAGTTGATCCATATGGTGGTGGTGCCGCCGGAGTACTGGGCGTCGACGGAGAACAGCGTCCACTTGGTGAAGTCGTAGCCGAACGTGGGCAGCGTCGTGTTGAGGACCGTCACGCCGTTGCGGGAGGCACTGATGTTCATGTTCCCGTTGGGGTTCAGATACAGCCCGTACCCGGTGCCGTCGGTCGTCTCCCAGTCGAACACGTCCTGGTCGCCGCCGGCCGGGTCGAGCGTGCCGTACCGAGCCGCCCACGACAGCTGCCAGCCCAGCGTCGACGCCGGGGACCCGTTGGGCACGAAGAACCCGCCCACCTCACCGTTCTCACCCAGGTCGATCAACGGGGCCGAGCCGGGCGGCCGCTGCTGCGAGTCCGGGGAGAAATCGGCGTCGAAGTTGCCCGGGTTCGTGCCCGGCGTCACCGAGATCATGCCGGTCGTGCCGCGCGCCTGCTCGCCCGGCCAGTAGCCGACCGTCGCGATGCCCTCGTTGTACTGGCGGAACGGCGACTTCAGCGGCTCCGACCACTGCCCGATCCGCTGCAGCAGGCCGGCCGCGTTGACGTCCACCCACGCCTTACCCCGCAGCGGCGACCGCCGGAAATCGTCGGTCTGATCGGGCGCGAACGACGCCTCGCCGATACCGCGGACCGTGCCGCCGACCTTGACCCGGCACGGCGTGTTGCGGCCCACCTTGCCGTACAGGGGAGAGAGCGGGTTCGACGGACGGTACCGGTCATCGTCGTTCGCCAGCGACAGCGTGATCCGCGCCGGCCGGGGGGCTGCGCCCTCCTCGCCGCCGCCCTGGGTGATGACGATCGGGTTGTCGGCGTACACGTCGTCGGTCGAGGCGACGTCATGCCACGCCCCGTCGTAGAACAGTTCCACCGCGACGTTCTGCTTAGGCATTGCGGCCACCAAGTACCAGCTGCACATTGCCGCCACGACGGCGCACAGCACGCGAAAGCACCTCGACCAGGACGTCATCGAGTTCCGAGCCTCCCGACTTGATCTCTATGATGACGCCGCCGCCGGCGCCGGACACCGACGTCACGGTCTCACCGCCCTGCAACAGGGCCAGCACGTTCGACCCGGGCGGACCCGGCACCTCGCCGCCCTCGTGGAAGTGCGGTATGTAGGGCACGCCGAAGGAGTTGCCGCCGATCCCGGGCACCCACGACGGCACCGAGAAGTGCAGGCCGCCGATCGTGTGGTTCCAGGCGTCGGCTATGTAGTTGAACGCCCACCGGAACGGCGCCGTTATCGCCGACCCGATCTTGCTAAACGCGGTGCCCAGCCAGCCCGGGATTTTCTTCAGGAAGTCCCACGTCGACGCGGCCGCCGACCGAATCCCCGACCAGGACGCGCGCCAGATGTTCTGGAACCAATGCGTCTTGGTCGCGATCACGACGATAATCGCCACCAGGGCGGCAATGGCCACGATGATCCACGTCGTCGGCGAGGCGAGCTGCGCCGCGTTCCACGCCCACTGCGCCGCCGTCGTCAGCCCGGTCACCCCGACCAGCGCCGACAGCAGCGGCGTGTACTTCTGCAGCTGCGTCGACCACTTGTCGAGGTCCGGGGGGTGGGCCTCGCGCTGCGCGTCGTTGAGGTCGAGCTGCGCCGACTTGGCGTCGATCATGGCCTGGTTGCCGTCGCGGGTCGCCTGTGCCGCGTCCTCGGTGGCCTGCTTGGCGTCCTGATGAGCCTGGTTGAGGTCGATCAGGTCCTGGCGCGCCTCGATCGAGTTACGGCCGTGCTCCTTCACGTCCTCGTTGTACTGCTTGAGCGCCGCGGCCGCGTCGAGGTCGGCCTGCTGCTTGTCGATCTGCGCCTGGCCAGCGTCGAGGGTGGCCTGCTTGCTATCGCGAATCGCCTGGTTGTAGTCCTCCTGTGCCTGCTGCACGTCGAGCAGGGCACGCTTCTGCTTCTGCGACTGCTCGTAGCTCGAGTTTTGGATCTGCGAGAAGCTGTCGAGCAGCCCCGACGCCTGGTCGATCGCGTCGCCGGCGCCGGACACCGCCCCGCCCAGCTTGTTGAACCGGTCGAGCAGGTTCCCGGAAGACTTACTGTTCTGGTCGAACTGCTCCGCCGTCCCCTTGGACGCCTTGTTCACGTCGTCGAGGGCCGCGCTGGTTTGCTTGGACGCCTTGTCCAGCTTGGAGGCGTCACCGGCGAATTCGAGCAGGACCTTGTTGCCGGCCACCTAGGTCACGTCCAATCCGGCACTCTGGGCCGTCTGTACGATGCCCTCCTGCAGCAGCCGGGAGATCGGCCCGGTCTGCTTGACCAGCGTCGGATACAGGTAGCGGCCACCCTTGATGAACTCGCGCTTGGCCGGCCGGCCCTTGATCCGGCCCTCGCCGCCGAAGTCGAGCCACGGATAGTAGGCCGCCCGCGACCCGCCGACCGACACCCGGGCCGAGGTCCGGGTGGACTGCGCCTTGAGCGACCCGCGGGCGCGGCCGGTCACCGCCGGGATCTCCGGCCGCGTCTTGTCGATCAGCAGGTTGGCCGCGGCGTTGCCGACCAGGCGCAGCTGCTTGGCCGCTTCCTTGTCGATCCGGTTGACCGCGCGGGAGACCTGGGCGAGACCCTCGATCCGGATCTTCTCGTCCACCGCTAGCCTCCTGCCTTCAACCGGGCCATCTCCCGCTGCTGGGCTCGCCGGCCGTAGTAGACCGACCAGCCCAGCCACTCTTCGGCCGACACCCGCCGCCGCATTTCCGTCACCGTGCAGCCCAGCTTTTCGGCCAGGAAGTAGTCGAAGTGGAACTCCGGGTCAGTCTCGAACCTCATCCACAGCGCTTTTGTCGGCTCCCTCGGCCAGCCCGGACAGTTCCCGAATGAGCGTGCTGATCGCCTGCCCGTCGCCGGCCGACACCCGCCGGAGGATCGCCGATGCCTGGTCGATCGTCAGCAGCGGCCGGACGCACGCCGATTGCAGGTTGCGGGTCTCGACGACCGCCGGGTCTTCGGTGCCCTTGCCGTTGCGGAACAGCTCAGCCCGGCTCATCCCCCGGAGTCGAATCGTCTTTCCCGACGACAGGGTGAGGTCCTCCTCGTCGAGTTCGAGCGGTCCCTCGGTCAGATCGTCAGCTGTCGCGTACACGATTTCGGTCATGGGTGGCGCCCCTTGTCGGTGGTTACGGCTGGTCGGCCGAGTTGACGTCGTCGGAGAACTGCAGGTCCACCGACCAGGTGATCATGTCGGCGACCGGGTGCGTCTGCGTGTACTTCTTGATCACGCAGTTGACCGAGTCCTGTGGCAGCCCCGACCCCGACCCTTCCGGCCGGTGCACGAACGGTACGTCCGACACCCCGAGCAGCGGCTTGATCACCGCGCGGGGGCCGGCCGTCTTTGAGCTGTCGTAGAACCCCGATACGGTGGCCGAGCCGTTGAGCAGGCCGGCCGAGAAGACGTGGCTGTTCTTGCCGTAGGTGGTCGTGTCGTGGTTGTCCGGCTCGAAATCGAGCTGCGAGTTGTTGCTCAGCGCAGTGAGGTCGACCCCGCCGAGCAGGACGACCGTGTTCTTACCGTGGATCTTCGGCATTGGCCGTCCCCCTAGGCGCTTGTCCCGACCAGGACCACGTCGTAGGTGACCGACGTGCCCGAGCCGCTGTTGTCGATGTTGAGCAGGTCGCCGGTCGCCGGGGTGACCGTGACGCCCGTGTTCGGGGCCGCCCACAGGAATACCCCGCCCGGCAGGATGTCGATGCCGTCGGACGCGGCCAGGAACAGCGGCACGCCGTTGGTCGCCGGCCGGTTGACCCGGACGTTGTTCACGTTCGTAGCGGCCGCCCGCACGAGCACCGCCTTGAGCTTGACGATCGTCAGGGCGGCGCCGAACGGATCGACCAGGACGCCGGCGAGGTCGAGCGCGTCGGTGCCGGACGCGGCCACCGTGCGGGTGCCGGCGAACACCTTGTCCGCTTGCGCGTTGCCGGTGCCCGTGGCCAGGGTGAGCCGCTTGTTCGCCTTCACCGGCGCCGAGGCGAGGTTGCCCGCGTCGGCCGGCAGCGCCGCGGTCAGGGTGGCCAGTAGGTTGACGTCGATCACT